TGCGACCGGCGCGGACAAGGTGCTGGTGTTTGGAACGATTACCGGCATGGTGGTGTACGGCCCCACTATCCAACTCGTGGACTACGACCCAGAGGACGCCGTGCGGCTGGGCCTCACCGCCCTCCCCAACGCTGCTGCCGACGCTGCGGGCGGACTGCCAATCTCGGACCTGGGCGGGCTGGACCTGGATACCCAGCTGGCTGCCACCAACGAGGTGACCGCCGCCCGCATGGGCGCGTTGACGGACTGGATCAACGGCGGGAGGCTCGACCTGCTGCTCGATGCTATAAAGGCCGTTACCGATGCGATCCCGGACGCTGGGGCTTTGACGGACCTGCTGGCCGACATCGCGGCCATCCTCGTGGACACCGGCACGACGCTGCCAGCCCGCCTCCCAGCCGCCCTTGTGGGCGGGCGCATGGACTCCAGCGTGGGAGCGATGGCCGCTGCTGTCCTGACCGCGGCCGCCATCGCGGCAGACGCCATCACGGCGGGGAAGATCGCCGCCGATGCTATTGGGTCGAGCGAGCTGGCCGCTGGCGCAGCCAACAAAGTCCGGGACGCCATCTTGGGCGGGACACTCACTGAGGGGTATGCGGCGGATGAGGTGGCCCCGACGCTGGAAGAGGCGCTGTTCATGATCATGCAGGGCCTCCTGGAGTTCGCCATCTCCGGGACGACCATGACGACGAAGAAGCTGGACAAGAGCACGACGGCGATGACCCACACGCTGGACGACGCCACCAACCCAACCAGCCGGACCCGGGCGAGCTGATGTCCATCGCCACGGTCGTGACGCGGGGGTTCGGGCCAGGGGCGACGGGCGTGGACTTCATCCCGACCCTGGGGTTCACGGTGGGGGCCGCGGTCGCTGAGGAGGAGGAGGAGGCTGTCTCCGCTGGCGGCGCTTCCGGCGTTGCCGTTGCGGAGCGCCCGCGTTCGCGCCCTGCTCTGGTAGACGACCCGACCATCTTCATAGTCCTCCTGGAGCGGCCCGTCATCTTCCGGGCGACGGCCAGCTTCCAGGTCAGCGGTGCCGCAGAGCCAGCCGTCACGGAGACGGAGGCGCGCATCCGCTTCCGGGCGCGCCCGCTCTTCCGGGCAACTGGAGCGCCCATCGTGGTGACGGCGCCCATGACGGTGCGGGCCTTCTCTGCCCTGGTGGTCCAGGGCCAGAGGTTCTGCGTTGTGGACGCCGAGCCCGTCACCTTCTCGCTCATGGAGCGCAAGACCGTGGAGATGGGGCAGGCGCTCACCTTCGGCGCTCCGTCTCGTGAGAGTGACCGGGAGGCGGTGCTGCGCGCGGTGCGTGCGGACATGGAGGCCATGCAGCAAGAGGAGGAGGAGTTGCGCCTCCTGGGGGTGCTGTGACATGCCATTGACCAAAGTCGTAACCCTAACGACCGCGCGGGGGCGTATCATCCAGATGCGCATCCCCGTGGCAGACTTTGCCTCCCCTGCCGAGCGGCCAGCGGGACAGAGGCTCCGCGTCCTCCCGGGCCGCCTGGAGCGGGCGACCAACGCCTACCAGCGGGACCTCGTCAGCATCTATGACCGCTGGAGCACCAGGGCCATGCGCGCCGTCTTCAACGCCCAGCGCGACGGATTGCCGCCGTCCCAACAGGCCGCTATCCTGAGCGCCATGCTGGGCGACCTGGAGGACGACCTGATACAGGCCGGACGCCTGCGCATCACGGACGCCGTGTTCGCCTCCATGCGCGGGCCCCTGGAGTCGTGGCGGGGCAGCGGCCCCATGCTGGCGGGGCTGCAACGGAACCTGGCCCAGAATGAGAACTTCATCCGCACGGGCCTCATGCCCGACATCGGCCAGCGCATCCAACTGGACATCCTGGACGGCGTGGCCCAGGACCGGCAGGCATTGCGCGGGGCCTTCGAGCGGCTGCGCTATCGGCCCGCCCAGTACGCGGGGGGGCTGCACCAGGCCGTTATGAGCGTCAGCATCGAGGTGGGGCGGGCGGACGACCAGCGGCGGCGGGAGATCGGCGCGCCGCCCACGCGCATCAAGTGGGAGCTGGACCCCACGGCGGAGCACTGCGAGGACGACCCGGTTAGGGGGACGTTCGGGTGCGAGAGGCTGGCGGGGGAGTACGTTGGCGGCTGGAACGCGCTCCCGGGAGCGCCGGGCGAGGTGACGACGTGCCGGGGTAATGACCGATGCGTCCTGAGCATATTCGTACCCGAAATCAACGACTGGCATAGGGTGGGGTGATATGGCAACAAGTCATCGCCAAGCTCTCCTCGCAGACCACAATCTGCAAACGACCTTTGGCGTCTTGTTCGATGACGACTTCAGGGGCGGATTGAGCGGCTGGGGGTCGCTCATTGAATCAGGGACGCATTATCCTCCCTCTCTCCATCCTGGAGGGGCAGATAGCCCTTGGGCCATGATTCTCGATACTGAGGGCGGCACGGCGAACGTCTATGCAACCGCAGCAAAGCGGTTCTACTCACACCGTGGTGTTCTTCGCGTCTTCGTTCGGTTCTGCTGGCAGGCAGATCAAGACAGCTTCCTCCGGCGCCTGCGGTTCGTGGTGGACTGGCAAGCGGAAAACCCGGAAGCTCTGCGGCGCTGGTACGAGATCATGTATACGCACTGGGACGAATCCGGTGCGGAAGTGGTGGCGTCGTGGCAAGCGAGCTTGGGTGAGGCATCAAGTTCCGGTGCAGGGTATGCCTCGATTAGCGGTCTTGATGGGTATGTCCTCGGTAAGAACACAGCAGGGAAGTACGATTACCGGACCTTGATCTGGGAGATTGATACCGTCAACGACAAATACCGTACTATCACGGTAGACGGCATTACATACGATATATCAGGCATAAGTTTGACCGGGACACAGGGTGGAGCAGGTTCATTTGAAAACGGGGGGAATCTGCTGTTCTACTGTGTCAACCGCAGCAATAACAGTAATGCAGACCCCCATATGCTGATCAGCCGGGTACGCCTGGAGGTGAAGTGATGGTGACATTACCCTCTCCTCTGATTCGGAGTGGGGACCTTGCTTCTACGCAGGCCAGAAAACTTCATCTCTTGGCGTACAAGCAGGTTGAACTATGGATACAGGTTACAGCGCTCAACGGGTCTCCACTCTCCCCAACGCTGGACGCCAAAATTCAGCACAAACAACCGTTCGAGGGGACGCACTGGATAGACATATCGGGCAAGAGCATCACACAGGTCACCACCGCCACGACATTACCATCATCGCAGATCATCAGCCTGGCCTCATCGGACATCAAGTCGGGTGACATGCGATTGGTGATTACACCGAGCTTCACAAGCGGAACGAGTCCGAGTTGGACAGTGAATATCAATTGGCTGGGGAAGCTGGCCTGATGATAAAGATATGAGACTGGCATCGTGTCGGGTGAGGAAGCATGACAACCCGATTTGCTGAGGTCTGCCGCTGTGGGGAATGCCGCCGAACCGTGGCAGAGATACGGGACGGGAAACTGGTCATTGTCTCTCGGCATGATGGAGAATGGCACCAGACAGAAATTCCTATCACTGATTTGACAGCGATAGTAGAATCTGATAATACTGGTTAGCAAGACGGCTCAGTCGAGCGCCTTTGAGCGCCCCGTAATCATGCGGGGCGCTTTCTTTTTGTCCCGCCACTAGGGGCAGCAATGCCGGAGCAGTTGGATAAGTGCGTCTCAGCGGTCATGGAGCGGGGCATCCCCGAAGACCGCGCCTGGGCCATCTGCAAGGCCGCCACCGGACTCTCTGAGAACGAGGCCGAGCACGTCTCCATCGCCGTGACGCTGGCCGCCATTCCCGAAGAGACCTGGGGAGCGGCGCGCGAGACCTACACGGTAGCGCGTGAGCGCCTGGGGGCCTCCCACGAGGACGCGCTGCGGAAGGCGCACGACCTCCCCCGCTTCCTGGGCTGGCAGCACGTTGAAAGCGTCGGCTGGGTCCGGGAGTTCCAGGCGGCGCGGACGCGCTCGGTCATGGGCGTCGAGATATTCGCCGCTGGCACCTGGACGGACTCCGGCGGCACGACCCACACGTGGAGCATGGAGGACCTGGCCGCGATGGTGGCCCAGCAGGGCGAGCGCGTCCCCCTCAAAGCGGGCCACACCTCCGATGCTTTCAACGACGCGCTGGCCCACGCGCTGAACGTCCCCAAGGCCATCATCACGGGCGAGGGCATGGGCCAGGGGCAGATAGCGTTGGGCAAGGTCACGAACCTCCGCGTCCAGGGGGACCGCCTCATCGCCGACTTCCAGGACGTGCCGGAGCCAGTCGCCGACCTCATCGACATGCAGGGGGACAGCGGCTTCACCAACGTCTCCTCCGAGATTGCGATGGGGGAGCACGGCCCGGTCCTGGTGGGCGTAGCGCTGCTGGGGGCTGAGGACCCGGCGGTGGACACGCTGGCGGGTCTGGAGGCCGCGCTGGTCATGGCGGCGCCGGGCAAGCAGGTCTACCGCTTCGCCAGGGGCGCGGGCGGTGCGCTGTCGCAGGCGGACGCGGAGGCGGACCTGGAGACGGTCGAGGCGAAGCTGAAAGACGCCATCAAGGGGACCAAGAGTGAAGGGATCTTGTCCCGCCTGTTCAGCGATGCCAAAGAGAGGCTGCGCGATATGTTCACCACCAAGAAGTTCCATACGCCGGAAGAGAGAAAGAACAGCCTCCGGTTCCTTGCGATGGACTTGGGGTTGGAGGAGGGCGCCAGCATTGATGACATCATTGCGCGCCTCCAGGAAATCAAGGGCCAGATGAATGGCGAGACCGTATTCGCCAAAGGAGAGGCAGCTATGTTCACCGAGCTACGGGAGTACCTGGGCATGGCGGCGGACGCCACCGAGGAGGCCGTTCTGAGCGCGGTCAAGGAGCGGCTCGCCAAGCACCAGGACGACGACGACGACGACGACGAGGAGGACGAGAAGATGAAGCACGCTGCGGAGGCCGCAGCCAAGTTCACCAAGGAGCTGTCCGAGCGGGACAAGCGCATCAAGGCCCTGGAGGACAAGAACGCGGTCCTGGAGCTTTCCCAGCGTGTCGCCTCCTTCGCCAAGCGCGCGGAGCCGTGGAAGGCGGCGGGCGCCATCGAGGACGCCGACGCCATCGCCACGGACCTGGCGGGCATGACGGACGCGCAGGCGGAGATCGCGGCCAGCGCTTTCAACCGGGCGGCGGAGTCCCTGAAGAAGGCCAGCCTCTTTACGGCCGTCAGCACGCCGCGGACCGGCAACCCCAGCGGGGACGCCGAGGTCGAGACGGAGATCAAGCGCCACATGGACGCGGGCAAGACCCGGGAGGCTGCGGTGGCGGCGATGGCGACGGAAAAGCCCGCGCTGTTCCGGCGCTACCAGGCGGACAGCATGATGGTCCGCAACGGTAGGGAGGGCTAACCAATGGCTAGCGAGCAGCACATCATCTACGCGCGAGCCGAGACGGCGACCTCCGCCGCGCTCGCGAAGGACCGGTTCGTGGGGATCAGCTCCGGCAAGGTCGTCCACGCCACGTCTCTAGCGTTACCCTACGGCGTCTCCATTGGAGCGGTGGCTGCGACCACTGTGGAGGAAGACAGAAAGGTCACCATCGGCATGGTTGGGGTCTTTTCCATTGAGGCCGCGTCCGCTTCTATCGCCAAGGGGGCGATGGTTGGAGTAGGGAGCTTGGGTAGGGCTGTGACGGCGACCGCCGCTCGGTCCTATGCAGGCATCGCCCTCACATCGGCGGCGGCCCTGGAGGTCTTCCCGATCCTGTTCGTGCCTGGCCGGTCGAGCTAGGGCGCGAGAGAGGCAAGGAGTACAACGACATGACGCAAGCACGAACGCGCATCAACCAGCCGGGGGACGTCCATGTGGACGTGGCGCTCTCGAATCTGTCCATCGCCTTCGGGCAGTCGGCGGACAGGTTCGTAGCGACCCAGGTCTTCCCGGACGTCCCGGTGGACAAGCAGACTGACCAGTTCTACGAGTGGCTGCGGGACTTCTGGTTCCGCAACGTCATGGGTGAGAAGACCCCGGCCAGCTACGCGCCCCGTCACAACATCGGCCTCAAGACCCAGCAGTTCAACGCGTTGGGCTACTGGCTGGAGGCCGTCCTGGACAATGACGTGGTGGCGAACGAGGACGCGGCGGTGAACCAGGAGATGGCGAAGACCCAATGGCTCACCCAGCAGGCGCTCCTGAATCGGGAGATCAAGTTCGCGGCCGCGGCCTTCGCCACGAGCGGCCTCTGGGGGACGCACACGGCGCTTTCCACCACGGACCAGTGGGACGATGCTGACGAGTCCAATCCCATCACCAACGCCAAGACCGCCATCCAGACCATTGAGAAGAACACCGGCAGCCCGCCCAACACCCTGGTGGTCGGCGCCGAGGTCTGGGACAACGGGCTGGTGGACCATCCCCTCATCCTGGACAAGTACAAGCACACCCAGCGGGGCATCCTCACGCAGGAGCTTGTTGCCCCGGCGCTGGGGATTGACCGCATCCTGGTGGCGCGGGCCATTGAGAACACCGCCATTGAGAAGGCCGAGGGAACGGAGTCCTATACCGGCGCCTACATCGTCGGCAAGTTCGCCCTCTTCCTGAACGTGGTCCCTGGCGTGGGGCTGCTCCAGCCTGCGGCGGGCAAGACCTTCAACTGGCGGCCCAACGGCCTGGGGATGCAGATCGAGCGGTATCCCGACGAGCGTGCGGACGCCGAGATCCTGCGCATCCGGGACTACTTCGACCAGAAGATCACCAGCACCCAGCACGGGTATAGCTACCACACGGTCGTCAGCTAGAGAGGTCCCATATGGGGTATCGAGCATTCAGAGTAATTGCCCCCAGGAGATTTGGGGGATGGCATTACGGCCCTGGCGGTCGGCATGTCAAAAACGAGGTAGATCAGAGGACGGGGGAATGGGCCTCTTGTGACTGTCCTTACTTTGGAGGATCTGTGTGGATCATCCACGAAGGCAGAGAGGGAATGATCGAGTGGGCACTGAATCAGGTGCGATGGGTCTCTTCTGGAACCATCCGACCGCTTGAGTTCTCCTCGGATGACGAGTGGGTTGATGCTACTCCAGAGCTATTCAGGCTCAAGGAGAAACCCTCATCCTTGGATGCCCCCTATACCCCGCCCCAGCAGCGGCGGCGCCGCGCGGGCGTGGCGGTCGAGTAAGGAGTGACCAATGGCAAACACCGTTGACCGACACGAGGGGGGCATAACCTTCAAGCGCGTCAAGATCACCTCGACTGGCGGGCTGGGCGGCGCCAACATCATCGGGACCACGAATATCGAGGCGAGCGCCGTCACTTCTGCGAAGATAGCGACGAGCGCGGTAATAGCGGCCAAGATCGGCGCCCTGGCTGTCACCAGCGCCAAGATCGCCACCAGCGCGGTCATCGCCGCGAAGATCGGGGCCAGTGCAGTGACGGCGGCTAAGATCGGCACTTCCGCTGTTGAGACGGCGAAGCTCCAAGCCAAGGCCGTTACGGTGACGAAGGTGGGAGACGGCGAGGCCGGGACCTCGTTGCTTGGCGCGGGTGGCCAGACCTTCCTCTTGCGCCGGACCGTGGCGCACGCGGCGGGCACGAGCGTGAGCGCATTTCTCAAGAGCGACCACAAGGCCAAGATCATCGATGTCTGGATTCGCAAGATTCTGGATGGTGCGGGCAGCACCACCACCGTCACCGTGCAGATCAAGACCTCGACGGGCGGGAACGTCACCGACGCGATGGACATCAAAGTCGCGCCTGGTGTCATCACCAGAGCGGGCGAGCTCTCCACGGCCCTGACCGACATCGCCGCCAACGCCATCCTGACGTTGCGGAAGGTTGGAGTAGGGGGTGCAACGACAGGGAAGAATCACGCTTACGAGGCCTACATCCTGGCGGTGAAGAGCACTTAGGGGCACGGTTACAGATAGTCGCGCACCCCGCGCGTGATAACCCATAGGGAGGGGAAATGTCTGAGAAGATGAATGAGTACACGGCGGCTGCTCCGGCCAGCAACGGCGCTCAGGAGCAGCCGCCTGCTGTGCGGACGGTTGCGATCTGCGGGACGGCGACTAGTTCCCGCGATGAAATCCTCAAGCAGCCGGACAACGTTGAAATCTGGTCCTTGAACCAGGGCTACAAGTGGCAGCCCCGCGTGGACCGGCTCTTCGATATCCACCACCACGCGGCGGTCCGGGACGAGAAGCATGTCGAATGGCTGAAGACCAACACCACCGTTCCCGTCTATATGCTCGACACCTACGAGCACCTGCCCATGTCCATCCGCTACCCGCTGGAGGACGTTCTGGAGGGCGGGCGCTACCGCAAGGTGTTCACCAGTTCCATCTCCTACATGCTGGCCCTGGCCATCCATGAGCGCGTCTCGGAGGTTCGGCTGCTCGGTGTGGACATGGCGACGGACTCGGAATGGGCCTACCAGCGGGACGGCTGCCTGTACTGGATCGGCGTGGCCGAGGGGCTGGGCATCAAGGTCTATCTACCCGACATCTCCCCCCTCAGCCAGCAGTACCTCTACGGGCGCGAGCCTATCGGGGACAGCCGCCGGGCGGCGTCGGACTGGAAGGACAAGGTCAAGACCCAGGTCGAGAAGATGAACGATGAGTTCTTTGAGGAGCTTCAGAAGAAGCTCACCGAGCACCGTCGCAACCTCGACGCCTGCACTGGCGCCCTCCAACTCGCTGAGCAGATCATCCGCTCCGGCCATGACGAGCCGATAGCCGACCCCCAGGAGGCGAGCCGTGGGTAAGCAAGTGCTCGCCATCATACCGGCCCGGGGCGGAAGTCGGGGCATCCCCAAGAAGAACTTGGCACTTTGCGGAGGTCGCCCCCTGGTGGACTGGGTTATCCAGGCGGTGAACGACTCCCAGCGCATCACGCACGCCATCCTGTCCAGCGATGCCCCCGCCATCCTGGACCGGGCGACGGGCAAGGTCCAGTCCCACCTCCGGGCGGCGTGGGCCGCGACGGACGAGGCATCGTCTGAGGCCGTCATTGAGGAGGCGTTAGGGGCCTGGCCGTTGGCCGTTGATGCGCTGGTCCTTGTACAGCCTACGTCTCCGCTGACGGAGGGTTGGCAGATTGATGAGGCGCTCGGAGACTTCGAGCGAGCGGAGGCTGACTCCCTTGTCACCGTTGTCTCCGCGCACGGATTCACGTGGATTGATGGGAAGCCTAGCTATAACCCATTCCGCCGTCCCCGCCGTCAAGAGATTACTCACTTCGAAGAGACAGGCTCTTTCTATGCCACGACTCTGGAGCAATGGAAGGCGACAAAGTGCCGCATAGGGTACAGCGTCACCTTCTATGTGCTGCCGGATGAACACCGCCGCCAAGTGGACACACCCGCCGACCTTGAGGCCGTCTCCGCGCTTCTGGCCGCGAGAGATGGGGTGACGGCATGACCATCCGCACGGCCCGCCCCTACAACGCCGCCGAGTTCCCGGGCGACTATCTCGCGCCCGTGCGAGCCCTCCACGCCTTCGTCAATGAGTACATGGCCCCCTACCTCTCCCACGCCTTCATCCACGGGAGCATCGCGGACGGCACCTACCGCGTTGGCTGGAGCGACGTGGACACCCTCTTCGTCATGTCACTGGAAACCCGAACTAACCCCGGGCGCCTGGAGGCGTACAAGGTCCTAGACCGGGAGGCGAATAGGTATCTCGCCGCCATAGACCCGCTGCACCACCACGGATTCATCTACCGCGGGATACCCGGCGTCTGCATCGCGCCGGACCACGCCGTCTCGCTCCTGGACGGCGCCGAGAGCATCAACATGGTGGACCGGACGGCGGAAGAGGCCCTGGACTACCTGGAGAGCCGCCGCGACGTGCTGGCCCGCGCCGTGGAGACCGGCGTCTTCGAGCACCACTCCTACCGCGGCGAATACCTCAAGGCCCATTGGGAGAACGCCCACAACGCCATGTACCAGCTCAAGTACCTTCTGGACGGCGTGCTGCTGTTCCCCGCCCTGCTGCTGGAGGCGATGGGGCGGCCCACGTACAAGGCGGACAGCTTCGCATACATGGTGGCGCAGCAGAGGTGGTGGGACTTCCTGGAGCGGTGCAGCCTCGTCCGTGACGAGTGGCCGGAGCGCGAGGCGCACCCCTACCAGGGAAACGCGGTGCCCGCCTGGGTGCGGGATATCATCGGGCCGGACTACCTGGAGGAATCGCTGGAATTCCTGGACGCCTGCCTGGGCGCGGCAAAGACGGTGACGGCATGAAAATCCTCCTGAGGATTGCCCATGCAATCATGCGACACCATCCCTACGATCTCCAGCCATTTACTATACGTGACCTGGAGAACGGGTATGAGCCACCCAAGACAATCATGTGCGCTTGTGGCCGGAAGCGCGTATGGGATGCACAGGGAATCGAGTATGTGAGCGAAAGACAAGCCATCCTGTGGGGGATTGAAGCATGACCTACCGCTTCACAGACTGGCCCCATCCCATCGGCATGGAGGCCTACGAGCAGGCCCGCGCTGAGCTTCGCCAGTGGGCGGCGGAGCAGCCCGACCTCCTGGCGCTCTACGAGTTCGGCAGCGTCAAGGCCCCCGGCCTCTCTGACCTGGACCTCATCGCCGTGCTGCGAGACGACCCGCTGCCCGACGCGCCGGAGCGCATGGAGGCGCTGCCCGCGCTGGGGCGGGACCTGATGGACGGCGGGACGCTGATGGTCATGCGGGTGCGGGACTTCGAACGGCTGCCATGGCTGGACGATTTGCGCCTGGGCCTGCTCTATGGACAAGAGATTCCCTTAGAGACCGTCCCAGACGTAGCTTTGCCGGGCGTCCAAATCTGCCGCCTCCTCGACTGGATACCGGAGCGCATGGCGCGCATCGAGGAGATGTTGTCCTATGACCTCATCCCCGTGCGGAAGGCCATCGGCCTCCTCTACTCCTTCGCCCATTCCGTGCGCGCCTACCACGCGCTCTACGGGCTGCGCGGGGCCGAGGGATTCCTGGAGGCCGTGGACGGCCAGCGTGAGCAGCCGGACGGAGAGGCGCTTGTGAGCCTGCTGGAGGACTGTCAGGGCGTCGGCTGGAAGATGACGCGGGCGGTGCTGAGAGACCTAGGGCAGCGCGGCGTCTACACCGCTGCCGTGCCGGAGACGAGCAGCCTGACGCTCCGGCCTGGCCTCAGCATCCGCATGGGGCCGGGCCTGCCGTCGCGCCTCTACCAGCACTACGCCGTCTATGCGCTCGCGGGTGGCCCAATCGCGCAGCAGATAGAGGCGCACCTTGACCCGAGGCCCGCGCGTTACACATATCGGCATGTAATCTACAGAGTCCACCCTGACCATCTAGCCGTCATGGATGCGCGGATGAGCGTGGTCAATGACATGGCTTCGTGGCTGGCCCGCAACGGCTTCAAGCGCGGCCTCTACAAGTGGGGCTGGTATCTCCCCGCGCTCCATGCGGAGGTGGCCCATGCATAGGCTGAGCGAAGCCCTGAACAGCCTCAGCGTCCTGGCGCTTCAGACGGCGGAGGCCCTGTCCCAGGACGTGGACCGGGCCGCCGCCCTCATTCGCGTGGCCCTGGAGAACGGCAACAAGGTCCTGGTCTGCGGGAACGGCGGGAGCGCCGCCGACGCCCAGCACTTCGCCGCCGAGCTGGTGGGCCGGATGCGCTCGGAGAGACGGCCCTACCCGGCTATCGCCCTGACGACGGACACCAGCATCCTCACGGCCATCGCCAACGACTACGGTTGGGAGCAGGTGTTCAGCCGTCAGGTGGAGGCGGTGGGAGACCCCGGCGACGTGCTCATTGGCATCAGCACCAGCGGGCGGTCAGAGAACGTCCTGGAGGCGCTCCGGGCTGCGCGGCGGCGGAACATGCGAACCATCGTGCTGACCGGGCCCAGCACGGACACCCAGCGGGTCCAGGAGGTCCACACCGCCATCCTGCACACGCTCTGCGAGTACCTGGAGCCGATGGAGCGAGCAGTTTTAGTAGACCTAGCAGATATGTCCAAGAGGTTGCAATGAGTATCCAGATAGGCGAAAGGCGCATCGGCCATGACCAGCCCGTCTACGTGGTGGCTGAGATCGGAATCAACCACAACGGAGGCCTAGAGACCGCCAAGCGCCTCATTGACGCGGCGGTGCTGGCTGGCGCTTCGGCGGTGAAGCTGCAAAAGAGGACCGTGGATGTGGTCTACACGCCGGAGGAGCTGGCCCGCCCCCGTGAGTCGCCCTTCGGAAGCACCAACGGTGACCTGAAGCGCGGCCTGGAGTTCGGCCAGCGCGAGTACGAGGTCATTGACCTGTACTGCAAGGAGCGGGGTATCGTGTGGTTCGCATCCCCCTGGGACGAGGCCAGCGTGGACTTCCTGGAGCAGTTCGCGCCGCCCTGCTACAAGGTGGCGTCGGCGTCCATCACGGATCACGGCCTCCTGCGGCACATCGCCAGCAAGGGGCGACCCGTCATCCTCTCCACGGGCATGAGCACGCTGGAACAGATTGAGGACGCGGTGATCGGAGAGTTGGCAACCGTTCCCCTTGTGCTCCTGGCCTGCACGTCCACATACCCCTGCCCGCCGGAGGAGCTAAACCTGCGCTTTATCCAGACGCTCCAAGCGGAGTTCCCCGGCGTCCCCGTGGGCTTCAGCAGCCATGCTGTCAGTCCCGTGCCGCCGCTGGTAGCGGCCAGCCTCGGCGCCTGCATGGTGGAGGCCCACATCACCCTGGACCGCTCCATGTACGGGAGTGACCAGGCCGCCAGCTTGGAGCCGTCCGGCTTCGCGTGGATGGTGAAGCACATCCGCTCCCTGGAGCACATCATGGGCGACGGGGTGAAGCGGGTCTACGAGAGCGAGATACCGGTTAGAGACAAACTGCGGCGCGTGGATAGCGCCGCCCATGTGAGCGCGTAGGAGGAGACGATGGCGAACGCGACTAGTCACCGGCAGGCGGTGCTCAGAGGGTGGAACGGTATCGTCAAGGCCGTCACCCTGACGACCGTGGCTGCCAGCAGCGGTGAGTCCGGCGTGGTGGACATTGAGGGGGCGCGGGCAATCGGCGTCCATATGTCCACCGCATGGACAGCGGCGGCCATCACATTCCTGGCTGCCCCCACGTCCACGGGGATATTCCATCCCGTCTATGGCAGCACGGGGGAGGTTGAGCTGACCGTGGCGGCCAATCGGTACATCGGCCTGACCGAGCGCCAGGCCGAGATCGTGCGCGCCGCCCGTTTCATCAAGTTGCGGAGCGGGACCGACAGCACGGGCGCCGTTGTCCAGGCGGCCACGCGGTCCATCAACCTGATTCTGAAGGGCTAGCCAGTGACCTATTCAGTTGGGGACTTCCGAGATGACGTCCGCGCCCTGAAGCGCAAGGAGCTGCTGACCCAGTTCAGCGTCCCGACCTTCACGGGCAACACGTGGACATCCTCATGGACGGACGCCCACAACTACGGCCTGCTGAAGGTGTACGTGGCGGTCAACCAGAACCTGGCGGTCAACGGTGTGGAGGTCGAGTTCGCACCGCAGGGGGCCAGCAGCAATAGCGTGGCGGTCAAGACCCTAACTCTCGGACCGGATGAAGTGGGCCAGCTGCTGGATTCTCTGGTAGACAATCCCTCCCGGTGGTTCCGCCTGAAGGTCACGCACAACGGGGTGGCGCCGACCGTCTTTGAGGCGCACGTCCTGGGAGAGGTGACGGGCTAATGGCAGTCTCTAGCCGCTCCTACAGCACGGTGAGCGACGTGGAAGTACGGGTCGGGGACCTGGTGTCCAGCCGGACCTTCACCACCGGGACCACGCCGACCAAGATTCAGGTGGAGGGCCTGATAGACCAATCGGCGGGCGAGCTCAACATGACGCTGGCCCGCATGAAGTACACCACACCGGTGACGAGCGCCGCCGACCCCGACGCGCACCTGGTCCTCAAGGCCGCCAACGCGGACGGCGCCTCCGCCCGGATCCTGGCGACCCTGCCCGCCGAGGCGTTTGCCATGAACGTCACGGAGGAGGAGGCCAGGGGGCGCGGGGAGTACTACCAACGCCAGTTCAACCACGTGCTGAAGACCATTCGCGACGGGGTCTTTGAGGCCACGCGGAGCCGGAGCCTGGGCAAGGGCATCATGGTGGGGAGCGCGGAGACAAGGAGCGGCGTCAAGAAGCTGCCCTACTTTGAGCGCGGGGCCTTCGAGTTTCCAGGGACGGGGCGCCGGCTGAAAGAGGAGAGCACGAGCACATGACTTACGCTGCGGTGGAGACCGCGCTGGCGACCGTCATCAAGGGGGCGACAGGGTTCAGCACGGCAAACGTCACCTCTGGAGACCCGCGCCCTTTCGGGACTGGGCAGACGAAAATCGTCATCCTGGAGCCCGGGGCCTTCGACATTCCATCCCCGGCGGGCAGCAGCCGCCGGAAGGCCACGACCTGGGGCATCCTGGTGAACCTCTATATCGCCTTCCAGGACGACATCGCGGAGATCGCCAGCGACATCCGCACGGTGCGCCAGACCCTCATAGACCGGATAGACAAGTTCCCCACGCTGGACGGCCAGGCTGGCGTCACCCACGCCTATATCGTGCGGGGGCGCGAGCCGGACGAGTGGGTCCTGGGGACGCGCCGATGGTGGCGCCAGGTGCTGGAAGTTCAGGCCACGGAGACCACGACCGTGACGTTTGCGGAGTGATGCAATGGTCCAGATAACGATGCGAATTGAAAACATAGACGAGCTGCGGCGGCGCTTCGCCAACGCCGACGACATCATCCTGGGCGAGCTGTCCCGCGTGGCGCTCGACTCCGTGAACGTCGGCGTCCCCGTCGTCCAGGAGGAGACGCCCAGAGGCGCGCGTGGCATGGGACCTGGAGGCCTGGCGCGCTCGACGCAGGGGAGCCGCCCCGTCCGCACGGAGGCGGGCTACATGGCGGCCATCCTCCAGAGGGCGCGGACACCGGAGGGTATCCCTTACGGCCGATTCGTGCGTGGGGGGACGCGGCCCCACTTCCTGCCCCGCGGCGCCATTGAGGGGCCGCTGACGGACTGGGCGCAGCGCAAGTTTGGCCTGACGCGCGTCCAGGCCACGCGGCGGGCCTACGCGGTGGCCCGCACGATTGGGCGGCGGGGGACCCGGGCCAACCCCTACCACATCCGGGCGCGGGACCGGCTCATGCCGACGTTCCAGCGCATACTCGCTGAGGCCAATGGGCGGATCGCCCGCCTGCTGATGAGAGGGAGGAACTAGAAATGGTACGCGGAGCCGAAGTCTTCAGGCGTATACAAATCGGGAAGGAGAACACGCGGGGTAGCGCCGTCGCTGCCGACAAGCGCCTCTTCGGGACGCTGACCATGACGGCGGACAAGCCGCGCTACTCCCGCGAGACCGAGGAGCGCAACTCCTTGGCGGTGGCCCAGCTTGGCTCCGCGCTCTCGCAGCGGGCGTCCATGCGGTATGAGGGGGCGGCCACCTTTGAGCAGATAATCCACTTTCTGCTTATGGGCGTGAAGGGCGGCGTCACCCCCACGCAGCCGTCTCCGTCCACGGTGGACGGCTCCCCCAGCGTCCGGCTCTGGACGTTCCAGCCGACACTCTCTACCCGCAATGCGCCCAACGCCTACACCGTCGAGTACGGAGACGACATTCAGGCGTTCCGGTCGAAGTTCGGCATGGTGGAGGAGCTTGAGATCACCATCCCGAAGGATGAAGAGGTGCGTATCACCGCCAACCTCTTCGGCCACTTCCCCACGACCGTCAGTTTCACGACGGGCTCTTCCGTGGCCGCTGTGGAGGAGATCGTCGGGACGAAGGGGACGATCTATATAGACTCGACGTGGGGAGCGCGCGGCGGGACGCAGAAGTCAAACCTTCTTATCAACGCCCGGCTGCGAACGCCTACCGGGTACGCGCCCGTTCGCTACCACGACGGGGCGCTCGACTTCTCCAACTTCAGCGAGACGCGTCGGAGCCTGGAGGTAGAACTGACCTACATCTCCCAAGCGGACGCCGTAACCGAGTGGAAGGCGTACCGGGACGGGACGCTCCGTATCATCCGCCTTCAGGTGGACGGCTCGACGCTGGGCGCTACGTCCACGGAGGGGGCGTTGAGCAAGTTCCTGCGGCTCGATATGGCGCTCCAGTACACGGAGCCGCCGGAGGTCTTTGGCGGCGCGGAGGACGGGGAGAACGTCATCCGACTGACGGGCCGGACATTCCAGACGGAGAGCAGCACGGGTGGAGAGCGGGACTTTATCTGGGCCGTTCAGAACACCGTCGCAACGGCGTCGTAAGGGGGAGAGATGAGTGACACCGTAAGCCTGGACCTGCCAAAGGGATACAAGGCGGTTTTCCGCACGGACTGGCTGGCTGGTGATCAGGAGGAGATAGACAACCTGGCCGGGCAGTACGAGCACATGCCGGCGGGGACCATCCAACTCACGACGGCCAGCCGCCTCCTCGTCTCTCTCCATGACGCGAAGGGCGCGGAGGTAGAGACGGACCTGGAATCCCTGCGCAAGCTCCCCGGCGCCGTCTACCGCCCGCTGGTGAGCAAGGCGCTGGAGGTTTGCCGGGAGGCCAATGTGGACGACCCGGAGGGAAAAGAGGAGGGGTAGATTGGAATGCCTACAACTACTACCGGGGGTTTTCCAAACGCGCCCCCTCCTATGTCCTACGCACGGAGATCATGGCGCAGATGGGCTGGTCCTACCCCGAATGGAAGGCCACGCCCGTGAAGGTCATCAACGAGACGCTGGACGCCCTGAACGCCAAGGCGCTGGCCCAGAAGCATAGCGGAGGCCATCAATGACGACTGAGGCTGTCCTTGTCCTGGAGGCTCGCAACCGAGCCCAGGCCGTCATGCGCCAGTTCCAGGGCGACATGGAGCGGGTCAACGGTGTGGCCCAGACGCAGCGCCAGAGGTTCTTTGACCTGAATAAGATGAAGCAGTCGTGGATCAGCTCCGTGCGCTCCGGTGTGGTTTCAATGGTCTCCCTCTCAGCCATCATGGGCGGCGTCGGCCTGACGGCGACGGGACTGTTCATCGCCCTGCGCCAGACCGTGGGCCAGATGATGGAAGCGAACCGCGCGATGGACTCCATGCGGTTGCAAGCCCGGCTCCTGGGCTTCTCCCAGGAGGACGCCGCCGACAGCGTGGACCGTCTGACCCGGGGACTGAGTAACCAGAGCCGAATAGCACTAGCGCAAAACTTTGAGGCACTTCAGGCCGTTCGGGAGCAATTCTCAGACTTTGAGCAGACGGCGCTCGGGCCTGTGGCGGAGTTTCTGTCCGATAAGTTCCCCTTCTCTGTTGACCAGGCGCTCCTATCCCTCGCCCAATTCAAGGCCACGGGGGAGGCGACGGGGACGGCGCT